TTGCTTGTTAATTTGTAAAGTTTTGTAAAGAAATTATTTACATATTGTAAAGGTTGTCAACGCCCCTGACCTTTATAGCGCTTATAATGTTTCTTTTTATTGGGGTTTTTGGAATGGCACCCAGGACGTTTCTTATGGGTCTTTTTTATATGTTTATAGCCGTAAAGACCACTAGACTTTTTTCTGCTCACTACTCATCTCAAATTTAACACTGTCTTTCGAAATGACTGCTGGAATATAACTTATTTTTCCATTAATTTTTTGTTCAACATCATGTCCACATAAAGTACATCTAAAAAAATCTCTGCACAGGGAAACTAAAATTGAATCATGGCGACAATGAGGACATGTACCATTAACTAATTCTGCTTTAACTTTAAAATCGTCTCCAAATCCCCCGTGTCCAAAACTCATAATTAATCCCGAATTAATTTTTTCCACTTCGTATCAATAGTAAGTGGTCCGTATAAGGAAGATTGTTTTTTATTGTCTTGAAAAGGAACGGCAACGTCAGTGGTATCTTCTTCATAAGGAGCTCGTCCTATAAAAAAAGATTCGAGTTTTTCTCCGGCTGGTTGGGTTTTAGGTACCCATCCCGGAGCGATATATTTTATTTTTGTCATGTTTTATTTTCCTCGTATACTTAGTTTTATCCTTAAATCGTTTGGAAGTAAAGAACTGAAGTACTCTTGCAACAGGATTCTTTTTCTTTTTTATTTTATACATAGCTGAAGAATGTAAAAGAAAGGACAATTAAGATAAGCATAATCATAATAAATCTCATCCATCTAACAAATCGTTTTCTTTTCCTTTCAGCTCTACGTGCTTTAAAAAGTTTTAAAGTCCTGTACCTCATGGTCTATTACCTCCATGGATGATTAATTACAGTTATTTTTATTTAAATCTACTGGTATTTCTTTTGTGAACCATATCCAAGAGGAAATTCTAGTTCCTTCTTGAGTATAGACACATTTTTCGCCTAATGAAAAGGTTTTGCTACAAGCGCTTACGGCAAATAATAAAACCACGACTAATAATAATTTATTCATTGGAACTCCTTTCACAGCCACATTTGTTACATGAACAGTCTTCATGGCTGAAGCAACGACTCTCGCAGTGACATAAATGATTACATTTTTCACAAACTTGTTCAGCCATTTTAAACCCCTAAGATTATTTATTAACTAATGCGTATAATATAAGGATAGCAATAACTATACCAATTGCAGTTTTCTTATTGGTTTTAGCTAATTCCCATAATTGTTTTACTTTTTCCATATTTTTCTCCTAGTTAGTCGTAAATATCCCCCCAATTAGATCCGAACTCATAGTCTACTTTGTTGGGAACTTCAAGTGTAACAGCATTTTCCATAATCTCAACGATTTTTTGGGCTTCTTTTTCGTTCTCAATAGATAAATCTAATTCATCATGGATCTGTATATGCGGTATTATTCCCTCTTTGTAAAGCTCTAGCATAGATTTTTTTGTCATATCTGCGGCACTTCCTTGAATTAATTTGTTCAATGCCTTGTATGTATAGGCTCTTCTAATCCCTGGTCCATGTTCCCTAAGTGCTTCTTCATGAGGCAATGCCTTATGCATCCCGAATTGATTTGGTTCCCATAAATGGAAGCGACAAAGACGACCCAGTAAGGTTCTTATCTGTCCTCTGTCCTGGGCTCTATTAGAAGCTTTCCCCATTAACTGTTTAACAAACGGCACTTTATTATGATAAGTTGTAAACAAGTCTGCTGCTTTTTCTTCTGTCACCCCTAGTTCTGCTTGTAGTTTAGCTTTACCCATTCCATAAAATAATCCTAAGTTAATTGTTTTGGCTTGTGATCTTGGAATTTCTGCCATATCGGCAACGGTTTGATGAAAATCAGAATTAGAATCATTTTGATAAGCATCAACAACATCGTAAACGGAAGGAAGTTTATATAAAGATGCATAGTGAACGACTAATCTTGGTTCTTGTTGAGAATAATCAAAGCATCCCCACTTACATCCATCTTCAGGAAGAAATAAAGATCTTATCTTTGGGCCTAAATCTTTATTCCTTGCAGGAATTTGTTGGAGGTTAGGATTCTGATAAGAAAATCTTCCGGTCACTGTTCCTCCCCCTGCATTTCTAAGTTGGTTTATCTCTGCATGTATTCTTCCTTTATGTTCATATCTTAAAATAGAATCAATAAAAGTTGTGTGAGCTTTATTAATTTCTCTTGCCTTAGCGATCATATTAACAATAGGATGTTTATGTTCTTGTAAAAAATTTTTAGTAAATGATGGTGCTTCAGTTTTTTCTGTACGTGGGTACCCCAATCTTAATACATCAAATACATTAGCTATACTTCTTGCTGCCCAGATCTGTGTATCAATATTAGTTTCTCCTTTTATCTTATGTAATAAATCTTGTTCTGCTTTTTTAAATTCTGTTTTCATTGCATGTGCTTTTTCAATATCTACGCGCACACCCTTAAATCTCATGTCAACCAGGCACGGAAATAAATCAGATTCTAAATCAAATATATCTTCCAAGTCCTGATTAATAATTTCTTTTTTCATTTCTTGCCAAAGACCAAAGGTTACTTCAGCGTCTCTTTCTGCATAAGATCCAACATGCATAGCCGGAAGTTTGTACATTTCTGCTTTAGGATTAATGCCCCATTCAGAAGCTGCTTCTGCTAGTGCTGCTTCATTTTTACCATAACCTAGATAATGCCAAGATAAACTATTGAGATCGTAACGAAATCTGTTCTCGTCAGTTACGGCTGCGGCAATCATAGTACATGCTATATCGCCGTTTATTTTAAAGCCCATAGCCCTTAACCAACAGACATCGTAAATAGCATTGTGAAAAATTTTTGTAGATGGTGCTTCTAATACATCTTTTAACCAGGCCAGGACACGTTGTTTATCCATGTTACCACCACCTTCGTGAGCAATTGGAAAATATCCTTTGTAATGTTTTGTTGCAACTGCAATACCAATTACTTCTCCATTACCAATAACAGAACCTGATCCTTTTTTAATTAAATCAGGATCTCTTGTTTCTAAATCTATTGCAATCTCTTCTACCTGACGTAAGTCTGGAAACTCTGTAGGTTTAACCCATTCAGTCTGTGCTTCAAACTTAGGAATTTTCATTGGACCCCATAATCTCTTTCAATAATCATATCAATATAATGTTTGGCTTTTTCTAAATCTTGTGCTTCTCCTTTATGTGCATGTCTGCAAATATATTTAATAGCATTTCCTTCTGCAAATTGCAATTTATTCCTGTTTATAAACTCACTTGGCTGAATCACCATATCTTTATAGTGAGATCCTCCAACCTGTTTATTGTAGACTTTCGATGTCATATCCATTGGCCTCCTTTTTAGCTGTCATGATATATAAATTTTGGCGCGTTCTTGTAACCCCTACATACCAAACTCTGTTTTCTTCATCTGCTTTTTCCCAATTTTTTTCTGCTGCTTCTCTAATTGTTTTTGTATTATCTAAAATAAGTAAAACATTTGTTGCTTCACCACCCTTTGCAGAATGTATTGTGGATAATTGAACTCTTGCAGTTTTGTTTAATTCTTCTTTATGTCTCAATAATTCTCTAATATATAAACATTCTTCAGGATTAATCGTGAATACATCATACCATCGCTGAGTATGACTAAAACCAAATTCTTTTAAATCATACATTCTTTCTTCTTTTAAATTATTGGTATAAGGAACACAGTCTAATACGTCCTTTATTTCACTTAAGGAAAGTTGATCATTTTTATTCTGCCATCTTGTGTAGTTTAAAACACTTTTAAACAACGTCGCCCTGAAACTTTTACGACCTTTATATTGAAAATAAACCCCGAGATCCTTAAGAATGGGTTTAAGTTTTTCGAGTCTGTCGTTAGTTCTAGCTAGTATTAACCAATCACCTTTTTCTAAAGGAGCATCTTCTATTGAACTAATATAATTAACAACTCTTTCTTCGTCTCTTGCTTTCCAAATCTTTTTTATTCTTCGTTCGTCTGGAATCCTATCTAAAATTTTATTAGCTATATTCTGTACTTCTTTTGGAACCCGATAAGATTGTGGCAAGACAATGTCTTTTTTAGATGTAATATCT